ACCGCGAAGAATCGGAAGAAAGTGCGCCAAAGGTGCGTAAACGTGAATCAAACTACTGGAAAGGCCGCAGATAATGGCAGATATCGAATATCAACCCATCACGATGGAAAACTATCTTGAGCTGCGCGCCGCCATCATGGAAGGCGCTCAATCGGTCAGTTACTCCCACCCAGGCGGGAATAAGTCCGTCACCTATCGGAGCCTCGACGACATGTGGCGAATTCTGCGGTTTTTAGCCAATGAGCTTGGCTTGAATCGTGGCAGATCTGGCCGGCGTTACGCCTCTGTTTCGAAGGGTTACGGCCATGCGGGGTGCCCTCATTCCACTGAAGGCGGGGAATGCGACCCGAATTTTGGCGTTGACGGCCGGTGCTGCCCATGAAAAACCTTGCAGATTCGATCATATCGGCCTTCAACCCGGTCGCCGGACTTAAGCGCGCAGCTGCACGGAAGGCGCTTCGCAACTTCGAGGCCGCAAGCCGTGGTCGCCGCACAGATGGCTGGCGCACAAGTGGAGCGGACGCGAACACCGAAGTAGGCAAAGGCCAGATGTTGCTGCGCGACCGGGCTCGGGACATGCGCCGGAACAATCCGTATGCAGAGCGTGGCATCTCGGCCATCGCCTCGAACACTGTGGGTTACGGCATCGTGCCTGATCCGAAGGGCCGCGCCAGGCAGAAGAAGAAAGCGCTGGCGCTCTGGGCTCAGTGGGCAGAGACAACCGCCTGTGATGCCACGGGCATGAGCGACTTCTACGGAATTCAGAACCTGGCTATGCAGAGCATCCCGGAAAGCGGCGAGGTTCTGGTTCGTCGCATCTGGACCCCCGGCAAGAACGTGGTTAACTTCCAGATCCAGATTCTTGAATCCGATCACCTCGACGACAGCAAGAACTACGCGCTGGGCGATGGTGGCTACATTGAGCAGGGCATCGAGTACAACGCCGCCGGCGAGCGCACCCACTTCTGGATTTTCCCCCAGCATCCTGGCGGCAGCATCAAGACGCTGAAGGCAAGCCTGGTCAGCGAGCGGATCCCCGCTGAAGACGTAGCCCACATTTTCATGCGCAAGCGCCCCGGCCAGACGCGTGGTTATTCGTGGTTGGCCCCCGTCATGATCCGCATGCGCAACTTCGACGAAATGGAAGATGCGGTGATTGAGGCGGCAAAGGTTGCAGCCTGCTTTGCTGCAATCGTCACGAACGATGACATCGGGATGGGCGGGCAGGCACCGGCGGCGAAGCACGACATGATCGACCGGCTTGAGCCTGGCCTGATCGAAACCATTCCAACCGGCAGCAGCATCACTTTCGGCACACCTCCGGCATTCACCGGCTACGACTCCTACAGCAAGCAAGCTCTCCGCGCTTACTCCGCTGGCCTTGGCCTGCCTTACGAAGTGATCACCGGCGACCTGAATGGGGTCAGCTTCACCAGCGGCCGCATGGGCTGGCTTGAGTTCGGGCGGAATATCGATATGTGGCGCTGGCATATGCTGGTACCGCAGCTGTGCGCCCGCGTATGGACTTGGTTCAATGAGGCGGCGAACCTCAGCGCCAACGGCTGGGACGAGTTCATTCCGGCCGGATGGGTGGCTCCGCGCCGCGACCTGATCGATCCAAGCAAGGAACTGGATGCGCTTGAGAAAGAAATGCGCATCGGCGCGCTGAGTTACAGCGGCATGCTGAAAGAACGTGGCATAAACGATACCCAGGCCCACGTCGACCAGATCACGGACGACAACTCGATCATAGACGCCGCCAATCTCACGTTCGATTCCGATCCGCGGAAGGTGGCGAAGGCCGGGGCCGGTGTTGCGCCTACTGCCGCAACTGATACACTCCCCGAAACCGCAGGGGCCTCCTAATGGGAAAGCAACGGAAAAGCAAGATCAATTTGCCGCAGCGTTCAACGCGTGCGGCTTTCGTGCCTTCGACGATTGACGCAGAGGCGCGGACAGTTCAGATCGTATGGACCACCGGCGCCGAGGGTGAACGTTGCGAATGGGATGGGGAGGTCTATCTTGAATCTCTCCGCGTCGACGACAAGAGCATTCGCATGGGGCGCCTCAACTCTGGTGCCCCGGTTCTTGACGCCCACCAGTCCTACGAGCTTCGCAACCAGATCGGCGTTGTAGAAAAGGCATGGATCGAAGGCGGCGAAGGCCATGCCATCGTTCGCTTTGCCGACACGCCAGAAGTCGAATCAACCTGGATCAAAGTCCGCGACGGCATCTGTCGCAATATCTCAGTCGGCTACGTCGTCTATCACTACGAGCGCGTTGCAGGTCAGGACGGCGCCCCGGATCAGATGATTGCTGTTGACTGGGAACCACTCGAAATCAGTTTTGTTCCGGTGCCTTTTGACGCCGGGGCACAAGTCCGCGGCGGCGTGACGCCCCGCACGTTCACCGCTGATGTCAACTATCGAACCAAGGGGAAACCTAAAATGGCACGTTCTGTAAAAGTCATCCGCACCGCGATTGCCGCGGCGCGCTCCAACCTGGTCAAGTTCCGCGAAGTTGCGGACGAGGCCAAAATCGCAGAAGCGCAGGAAGAGCTTGAAGCCCTGTCAGCCGAACTGGATGAAGCGCTTGATGTTCTGGACGCTGGCACCGGCGGCGGCATGGAAAGCGAAGACGGCGACGGCGCTCCGAATGCGCCTCCAGCCAATGAAACCGACGAAGAGCGGAAAGCACGCGAGGCGCGCGAAGCCGAGGAAGGCACCCCGGAAGAGCGCGGCGCCAAAGCTGAACGCCTCCGCTCTTCGGCTATTCGCAGCTTCGGCGCACAGTTCAAAATCGATCCGCAGGTAACCGACAAGCTGGTAGAGCGCGGCCTGACCGTCGAGCATGCGAAGCTGGAACTCCTGACCACGCTGGCCACGCGCCAAGCAGCAATCAACCCGAATGCAGGCGGCACCATGCCGGACAAAAAAATCATCGAAGTTGCCCGCGGCATGGAAGCGGCGATCCTTCACCGCGCCGCTCCAAGCAAGCACAAGCTTCCGGAAACCGCTCGCGAGTTCCGCGGCCTGAGCCTCCTGGACATGGCCCGCCACTCGATCGAGATGGCCGGCGGCAATACCCGCGGTATGGACCGTGACGCCATTGCCCGTATGGCTCTGAACGTGACCAGCTTCAGCCAGCAACGCGCGGTCGGCATGCACAGCACCAGCGACTTCCCGTTGATCCTCGGCAACACCATCAACCGTTCGCTTCGCGCTGCCTACGAGGCAATCGAGCAAACCTGGATGCCACTGGGCCGCCAGGCGAACTTCGCCGACTTCCGTGAGCGCACTTCGGTGGCTCTGGGTGAAGCATCGCGCCTCGAAAAAGTTCTGGAGGGTGGCGAATACAAGTACGGCACCATTCCTGAAGAAGGCACCAAGATCAAGGCCACCAAGTTCGGCAAGATCATTGCCCTGACCTGGGAAGCCATCGTCAACGACGACCTGAACGCCTTCGACAAGATCCCGACTGCCCTGGCCAACAGCGCCCGCGAAACCGAATCCGACCTGATCTGGAACCTGTTCCTGGTCGATCGCAAGTATTCGGACGGTGTGAACATCTTCAACAGCGCCCACGGCAACATCGCTGGCGCTGCTGGCCCGCTGAACATCGCCAACCTCCAGGCCGCTCGTACTGCGATGCGTACCCAGAAGGGCGTCGACAAGAAAACTTTCGTTCGCGTCAATCCTCGCTACCTGGTAGTAGGCCCGCTGAACGAGATGGCGGCCTACCAGCTGACCAGCACCAACTACGTGCCAGTCACCACGGGCACTATCAACCCTTCGTACAACCAGAACCTGATCGTCATCGTCGAGCCGCGCATTACCGACTACCGCTGGTTCCTGGTCGGCGAGAACGTTGACACCTTCGAATGGGGCTATCTCGATGGTGAAGGCGGCCTGACCACCGACACCCGCGAAGGCTTCGAGGTCGACGGCGTTGAAGTGAAGGCCCGGCTTGTATTCGGTGCGGACTGGGTCGATTACCGCGGCGCTTACAGCAACGCCGGCACTGCCTAAACCCTTTAGCCGCATGGACGCGGCACCATTCCTGGAGATTCAAACATGCGTACTTTCGTTCAACCGGGTTCGATTCTCGACCTTACCGTTCCGGCCGGCGGTGTTGTTTCCGGCGTGGCCATCAAGATTGGCAGCCTGATTGTTGTTCCTCAGTGCACCGTTACGGCGGCTGAAGTTACTGCAGCTGGCGCCGGCGTGTTGAAGTTTGCCGGCAAGCTGGATGGTGTCTTCGAGCTGGCCAAGATCAACGCACAGGCTTGGGCTGAAGGCGATCTGATCTACTTCAACACCACCAGCGGCAACATGACCAACGTCAGCGCTACCGGCGTTTTCCTGGTTGGTGCCGCCACCGAAGTCGCCGCGAACCCTTCGACAGTCGGGCGCGTTCGCTTCAACGGTGTCACCCTGCCAGCGGCGCAAGCCTGATGGGCTGGTCCGCAATGGCAGACCGCACGCTGCGGAAAACGCTGCGGACCTTTCGCCAGGACCTGGGCGCGCTCTATCGGCGCCCGGGGTTCCAGGACACTGTTCTCGAAGATGTTGTTTTTGATGACACCTATTTCAAGGTGGACACCCAGACCGGTGCTGAGGTTTCAAGCCAGCTGCCTGTGATGGGGGTCCGCACGGCATCACTTCCGCCGGGCAGGAATAACGCAAAGGACACCATCCTGATCACCCGCTTCGGCGTCGATTACGTTTTCACCATTACGGACGTTCAGCCAGACGGCGAAGCCGGAACAACCCTTTTCCTGTCGAAGTCTCCGAGGAAGCCGTAGTGCACTCTCGATCGATAATCCGCCAGCAGTTCAAAGCCCTCTTGCAGGGCTTTACCGATTGTGGGCAAAACGTTTTTACGCAGCGGTCGCGGCCTTTCATTCAAGCCGAGGGCTGGGTATCTGAGCTTCCAGCGATCATCATTTACACCAACGACGATGCGAGCTCTGTTTACAACGTGGCCCCGGCTGAGTGGCAACGGGTGGCTAGCGTCGTCGTTGAGATCCACGCCGCCGCTGACGAAGACACTGACGACTTCCTTGATCACGTTGCTGAGCGGGTAGAGATTCTTATCTCCCGCTTCAACTGGGAAGCCCAGAATATGCAGTTTGGTTTGGGTGATACCAAGATGTCGCTGGTAGAATCTGGCTCGCAGATCAACGGCGCACTGGCGATCACTTTCCCCATGACTTATTACACAGCGCTCCCGGACGCCGGAAAATCTGAGCTTCTGGACGATTTCAAAACGGCCGCCAACACTTACAAAATTGGCACAGCAACCAACGATCAGACGGTGGAAATTCCATGACAGGCACGGTACGCATTAAGCCAGTGGGCAAGCTCTACGTTCGCCATCCGGACAACGGGCACCGCCATCTTTCACAAGAAGGCGAAGATGTCGTAATGAACGCTTGGTGGCACCGCCGCCTGGCTGACAAAGAAATCCAAATTGTCGAACCGGCCGAGGCTCCTGCCAGCTCGCCAACCACGAAGGAGCAAAAATAAATGGCCATCTCTTTTGACCGGATC